TCAAATAACCGGTGTCACTTTACCAAACGATTTGTTAATTGAAGAGTTACGGATTTTTCCCTCAGAGAACACAAACAGCACCTTGCGTTTTCCCATATAGGCACCATAGCCATTCTTCGCATTCACCCATACAGGAACAACCCAGCCGAATGTGACTTTGTATTTTGATGATAACTTTGAACCCTCCTCCAGGTAGCCCTTATAAGGCGACATGAATGTATAACGGGCACTGTAAGGATCTTTAAGTGCAAAGCTACAATACGCGTATATTTGCTTTTTATAATCTGCTGGCAGCGTTCCATAATCAGCGGTTTCAACCTGTATCGGTGTTGGGGATTGCTGTGTCGCACACCCTGACAATACTAACGATATAGCAACGGCAAAAATAAATTTTCTCATTATTGATTATCCTATCTGTAATATTTCCCATTACATCATGTCAGACCCAACATCAACGGCATATTAACCATTAACATGTTTCTCTGATTGCAACGACTGTACCGTTAGCTCGACTTCATCAGTGCTGGTCGTTATGATCAGGATTTCGGCGAGGATAAATTCCTGCGTACCTCAGCAATAGCAAATCACCGTGCCAGACGATACGCTTGGAACCCTTTCCTGTCAGGGTGATCTACATGGAATATCACGATGAAGAAAGTAGTACCGTCACTTGTTATCTTTATGCTGTCAGCTCCGGTGCTGGCCGCACCGCAGTTAGCTAATTTAAGTAAACTGGAATACGGTTCGCGTTGGGCATTCAACCGCGAGGAAGTCCAGTTGATTTGTTGCCCGGATCACGCCATGTACGTGATTAACCCCAGCACATTGGTACAGTATCCACTTAATGACGTAGCACGTGAGCAGGTGAGTTCGGGTAGGGTGAACGCGAGTGCGCTGGAAACCATCCTTCTGGATAATCCGCAGAATCCAGGGCAAAAAATGAGTCTGCAGCCTTTTATTGACCGGGCGCAGAGCCTCTGTCAGTAGCGCACGTAGCACGCCAGAGAAAACTGTGTGCACGGATAGACAGGTGACAGGTTTGCGTTGGTTGTCACAAAGTGTACAGATTGTTTCGGAATTGACCGTCAAAAAACGGGCCAGACTGGAAAACAAAAGTGGGTCGGCTACGCTTAAAGTGTGGGCTGCGATGCAGCACGCAACAAATGCCAACTTTTAGCGCACGGCTCTCTCCCAAGAGCCATTTCCCTAGACCGGGCACAGGAATCGTGTTCGGTCTTTTTTTATCTCATTGATTTTAAATTATTTATTTTCACGTATCCGAAAATGTCCGAAATTCGTCCGAAAATACGTACCCGGTGTAAATTGGTAACAGATTAGATAATCATCATTATCCATTATATACAATAATAGAGATATTATAAAAAATAAGAACTACTAACTTCATTTCGCAAAGCTATTTACTTACAGCATCGTCCACTCTTTTTTTCTGGTATCCAGGTACTTGTCTGTCATCTTCATTGATTTATGGCCGAGTAATTTCTGAGCGAATGCTTTTCCATATTCTTTTTCATATAACCGGCCTGCCAAACTTCGTATTTCATGAAATGTCGGTGGCGAATCTGTGAATGTCAGTCCGCAATTTTTTCTTGCAGCAACGAATGCTTTAGTCAGCGTATCTGGGTGAAGCGCGCCAGGCACCCGGCCCGTTTTGCGACTATCTGAACCGATCAAATATTCGCTATTATTTGATGACATGCACCGTTCTACAACTTGCCTTAACGTAAGGCTGGCGGCATTCAGTTTTAAATCTAGTGGGATCGAGATTTGAGCGCCCGTTTTTCCCTGCACGATCCACAACCTATCGTCTCGGATATCGCTCTTCTTCATTTCGCAAATGTCTTCACGCCGTTGGCCTGTAACCAGCCCCATCAGTATGCCCAACTCAACCCATTCTGGTTGATTTGCACAAGCTGCGGCGCAAATCAGCCAATATTCATCCAGTTTCAGGCGCTCGCGTTTGACACGCACGGATGGTGTTTTTGTTACTTCTGCCGGATTGTTTGTTGTGATGCCATTTGAAATCGCCTCGCGGAATATATCAACCAGTAACGATCTCATCGTTGATGCTGTCGTATTTTTACCAGAATCAATATAGCTGTTAATAAATTCTGCGATATCCTTTGTTGTGATTTTCGTAATATCCATTTCCCCAAACCTGTTACATAGATAACCTATCTGCTTTGTTCTGGCTTTGATTGTGTTATCTGCTAAATCTCTCCGCTTTAATATGGATTCGTAGCTTTTCATCCAGTCGGAAAATGTTATTGTAGGTTCGCTATCATCCTTATTTTTTATCAAGCGTTGCATCAGTGCGACTGGTGTGAAATTGCTTTCAATATAATGGTTGGCTTCTATCGCCTGGGATATTGCATCGCGCCGCGATATCTGACCCATTGATATTTCTTCTCCGGATACTGGATTTCTCCAGTAAAACGCCTTACGTGCTTTTCGGTAGGTGAGATTTCGCGGTAAATTGGTATCATACCTTTTGGGACGTTTTGCCATGAATAATTTTCTCCATCAATGGTGATAAAGCTGGGCTGTCCTGCACCATCTTTTTAGCCAGTGAAAAACTTTTAGGATTTATAAAAATGGCATCTTCTGTAACTCGATATTCCCGGCCATGCTTTTCTGGAGCGGGGTAGATTTTCCCAGCTCGCGCCCAGCGCTGCAATGTTTGGATGGTTGGCGGTTTATCTGAGTAATTTCTTGCGCGCCATTCTTCTAATGTTATTAGCTTTGTCATTGGTCAAGCCTCGAAAGATGGGCGTGCCGATGACACGCCCTTATTTTTGGTCGTTCTATTTGGATAAGGAAGGGGCTGTGGTTGTTAGTAGAAAATCCAGTTTTCTGTTTCGGCATTATGGCCGAAGTTGTATTCGATTTGTGTGGATGACAAATCCAGCTTTATCATTTCTTCAACAACGGTGGTGATAATGGCAACGTCCTGCTTTAGCCGCATCAGGTGGTATTTCTTTCGGCGTAGCAGGCTTTCTAATGCCAATTGTTGTGATGGAAAGGCAAAAGAACGCTCTGCTGATTTTGCGACTTTCTTGATCGCGTATCGCATATCTTTCTTTTTCCATCCGTCGAGCCATCGCGCCTTATCCCGATCGATATCATAATCCTTAGCCCAGCGAGCAGGGCATAGAAAGGCATAGCTATTAGTCTGGTGGAAGGCAATATACTGCTCGGCGATAACTTCAATTCCCGCCGCCTGAACGGTTTCAAAATATCGCCAGTAGACAGGATATCCGTTATGTTCTGTTTTCGATTCTGGGAACGGAACTAACCATACATCATGCATGTGTCTCTCCTAACCGTAGGATATAAAAAAGCCGCGGGTTAGGCGGCTTGGTTATTAATCCTATGGAAAATGTTGTTAAACTCCCCGAGCATTTAACATGGCATCAGCCATTTCATAACTGTTGTCAGCCCAGCGGTTCATCATATCTTCCATCTCTTCTGGTGCTATCTGCGAAAGCCAAGCTTGCATCGCCTTTGCTGCAAAGTAATCGCGTAACGTCATGCCGGGGAACTGGTAAAGGTAGTTATCTCCAGTCTGACGTATGCCTGCTTGCATACTGATTGGGTTAAATTGTGTTTCAACAGGAAACGCTGGCCCCCCTTCTTTTGGCATCATAAATCACCACTCATTTTTATTGTTTGGATCATGTTATTCAGCCATCCATGAATGGCCGACGATTTCAAAATTATCTCTGCACGGATTATCCAATTTCATGCTGTTACACTGAGCAAATTCAACATCGACGAAATCAGAGATGTCCTCTTCGGTTGCTGAAGCTGGAATGTCTAATTCCAGGGTAACGATTATTGTCTTTGTTAAATCGGTCACTCATTTTCTCCTTTGATAAAACAAACCCAGTGCGTATTGCTGCGTTTACCTGATAAGTGGCCAAACGCTGGTTTTTGGTCAGTCAGTGCCAGCACTTCACGGATGGGGATTTGCGTTTCATTCCACTTAAACACCAACACGCCGAGCGGCCTCAGCACTCGGAACGCTTCAGTGAATCCGGCCCGCAAATCGTCTTGCCATGTCTCTTTGTCTAACGCGCCGTACTTTTTACGCAGCCAGCTGCTCCCGCCAGCGCGCAGAAGGTGGGACGGATCAAAGACGACCAGAGCAAATTGCTCATTGTTGAAGGGAAGGGCGCGGAAGTCGGCCACAATATCGGGATTTATCTCCAGGCTGCGGCCATCACAAAGCGTGTGCTGTTCCCGGCGAATGTCTGCGAATACTACTCGGTCATCGTCGTGATCAAACCAAAACATCCTTGAACCGCAGCACATATCAAGAATGGGGCGTTGGGAGTGGGAGGGCATAGGCATTTACGCCCCCCAACAATCAATTTCAGTATCAATACTGTCGTCAATCTCTTCAATTGTGATCTCGCCTGTCAGAAAGTGGAGCGCTTCATTTGTGTAGCGCCCACGGTTTTCATCAAAATAACGAGAAAACTCCGGTGACCAGCCGTATGCATTTCCTTGCCCAGCGAAATCGGCCTTGGCGTTGCTTTCTGCCATTTCCGCTACCAGACAATCGGCGGTGATCTTTCCACTCTCCCGCGCAAACGATTTGATGTCAGCCTTAGACCAGTAAGGGGAAACCTTTGAATCACCCCATGGTTTCAGGCGAATGCGCCAGCGCCGCTGGCAACGTTTTATCAGGGATTTACTCATCGTTTTCGCTCCATGCCGGCATGATGGCATCAACGGGAAGGCACTGGTATTCAGTGGGCAATTTCTGCGCCCTGATATCAGCTTCGCAATTTTTCCGATCCGGATATACCCAGCCTTGCGGCTCGTATTGGCACGGCTGGAACGTGTAACAGACAAAAAGAAATAGACCGAACAAGGCGGCCTCCTTCGGGTTTCATTGAGTCAGGGGATTCACCGCATCACTGTGAGGATGCGGTGATATTGGGATTAATAGTCATTTGGGTAGTAGATGTCGTCAGCCTCGTCATCGAGCACCAGCAGGCTATCGCCGTAATACAATGCACCTACCATTTTCTCGAAGGTGCTCCTGAACTGAACCGGCTTCTTACCCAGCACATCGTTAAGTTCGAGCTTACCGTTGAAAAGCGAATAAACAGGACTCCCTTCGTGCATAACGGGATTGTTGTTGCGCCCATCTCGAACGGTCTTCTGATGAAAGCCTAGATAGACCTCACAATGATACGCTTTCTCTTTTTGCTCCTTTTTCAGGTAACTGTAGGAGCTTTCGGAAGCGGGTTCTTTTTCAAACCCGATGTAGAAAAAGCCGTCGCGGTCGTCATTATTGACAACAACCTGCGGGCGTCCCCATCCTTCGTGTGCAGCTTCTTCCTGATACTGTTCAACATAAGCCCGCCACAGGTCAGATGCCTTGATGAACTTCGGCAACTGGTCTTGCTCGATAAAGTCCTTCACCAGCTCCTGCATCCGCGTTACCACACGCTCGCTGACTGCATTAGTTTTCCACTGCTCATCAAGGGCACGGGCCAGCAGCAGGTTATAGCGCGGCAGGTCAGCGATTTCGGTGACATTGCCAGGCAACGCCTCTTCCAGTGCCTTCTTCACCGCATCTGGGAACTTACCCCAGCGGAACGTGTCTTCAATGGTCTTTTCGTAAAGTGCCCGGACGTGCTTATTGATCATGTCACGGAATTCTTCAGACGCTTCAAACTGACGGCAATGCTCATTGATAGCGGTTGCCAGACTGGTTGCGTTAACGGTGGATGTTGCTTCTGCAATATTAGTCATTGGTCGGTCCTCAAATAAAAAAACCGCATATAGCGGTCAAATGTTGTTGGTCATGTGCAATTCTGTGGTCTAAATCGTGGTGTCACGAGAATGATCGGGATGCGGAGCGGCAGCAAGCATTGATGCCCATACAGCCTTTTCATTCAGTATGTTGGTTTCTTTCTTGCTCGGAATTGCTTCGATAATCACATCTCGATGGAGAGCTATAAGCATGGACTCTGTCGGCTCAATCGGAACCAACCGCCAACCATCAGGCACCACTGGTGATGGCTTATCCGTAGGCCAGTTTTTGGGGTGGTAGTGGTTTTTCTCTTTTTCGCACCACACGCGAGGCGCCTCACTGCAGGCATGGCGGCGCGATTTCAGATATTCGGGTGAGCATGGAGTCCATTCATCCGGGTTGATAACGCTCAATCCAGATGGAGGAAATGGTGCTGGAGGGGCGGCGTAGACGTATCCATACTCTACACCCCTGTCATTGCGGCCCACCTGCTCAATGAAGTATTCGGCGCGGTCTGCCGGTAGATATTCCCATTTGCTTGCTGGAAACTCACCATCCGCCAGCTGTCGCCATCTAAACGCCACCGGCTCTTGCTGCGCCTGACGCACTGTTGCCAACTCGCTTTCTGCGCTATCAAGCGCTGCAAGGATGAGCTGGACGTAAGGACGGTAACACCAGTGGTTGTAGATCGGCCCGTTAAGAGCCTCGTGCAATTTAGCTTTAGCTTCTTCCAGTTCTTTGTTGCTGATTTTCATCCATCATTCTCCTGAGTAAATCTGGTACTGGCGGCAGGTATAACCGCCTCACATTTCGCTGATCGGTATCAGTCAGCACTCACGCGCTGAAATTCAATAACCCAGCACCATGGATTTTTCTGCCATGACTCTTCGCCGTAGATTGATTCCCACAACCAAGAGAAAACTTCTTTTGCGCTATGGCTTGCCATCCCGAAATATTGGGCACCCGGAGTAAGGCAATAGCGGCCCGACGCTGGAAGCTGATGCAATCCCTCATGCGCAGCGTCACGCTCAGTGATATCGTTCAACCTCTCCACGCGTATCTTTGTAATCTCAAGCGTGATGCGACTAGCAGCGCGAGGCATGAAAATTGATGGTTTCCAGCACGACCGGCCATCCTCATGGCCGTCATCATCACCCCATGTAAAACTGCCGTCAGCGGCATAAATGACGTGACCGGAGTAGTATCCATTGCCGAACGGCATTTCATTGATTGCTATCGCAGGCCGATCAGGGATCCACTTGGTCATCATGCCATAGTCATCAAACGCATGGCTGACAACCCCCCACGTCTCACGCACCCAAATCCTGTCACCGACATCGCCGAACGGGCAAGCATCGCCAACTAGCCCACCCCAGCCGCCTTTACCGTTCTGCATTTCTTCTTCGATATGAAGCATTGTTTTGAATACATTGCTGGGCCACCAGTGGCCGCCTCGGGGTAGTGGGCACGGTTCAGGCTGTGGCTTCATAATCCGCCGAGTCTGCGTCTTTCGACCATCGAGAATTGCCCGCACCATCCCACTGTTAAAAATCAATCCGGTTTCTTTCACTCAAACCTCCTTTCCCAGTCGCCCCAAAATCACAGCCTTCGATGGCAACGGCAGTTGATAGGCCAGTTGCCACTGTTTACGCTGTGTTTCGGTTTTGTGGGCCAGCAACTTGCGGATATCACCGACCGGAATGCTGGTGTCTTTGGCTATCAAATTTTCATTGATGCCTCGGCGGTGCAGTTGGTAAACCGCCAGCATGATGGTTGATGAGTAGTAGCGACGCGCTCCGATGCGTGGCATGGGTGAAGGCATCCGGGTGAACGTATCACCGGTATAGATTGGCTTAGGTTCTGGTTTATACGGTTCGCCCAGTCGAATTGATAATCGTGCACGCATACGATGGATAATGACGTTCAACCAGTTGCAGCGATCATCTTCTGGTTTGTAGAGGACGCCTAAATTTATTTCTTCCATATCAGGCGGCCTCGCTATGTTTTTGTGCCAGTTCCCAATCCTTCACCAGCCCCATACATTTGGCGTGCACCTGGCGCGCAGTGGCGATCCCGAACCCTTTCACCTTATCCGCAAGCATTTCCGGTGTGCGGCGCACAATGTCGAATAGCGAATAGATGCCAGCGGCGCTGAGTAGATCCAGATACTGCTCTTTCAGCGGCAGCGTGCCGGATAGCACTGATTCGGCCCATTCAGCGCGGCGCACCAGGTGAGGGTGGGTTTCTTCAAGTAGCTCGCGGATGCGTGCCGTGACGGCTTCATTTAGCCCTTCCGGCCAGGCATCCTTAAAACTCTCAATGGTGGGATACATAGGGACAGCCCAATCCGTTACAGACACGATCATGCAAATGCCGATGGTGCTTCGGATCTCCAGGTGCCAGTCGATATCATTCAGAATTTTTACGTCATATTCCGGAGAGTACAGCTCAAGCCCCCATTGGAAGGTGTAGAAATAAAACTGCACGCCATTGCTGGCCTGCCAGTAACGCGGCACTACGTCGCCGTCGGTACGCCGTAACCGCGCCTGAATATCGACCAGATGCCGGTTTAACTCGTCGTTGAGTTGAACCATGCCTGAGAGCTTACTGGTCTTGTCGGCCAATTCTTTTTTCAGTCGGCGGATTTCCGTCAGTTGTTGGTCACGCATTTTCCGGCTGTCGGCCAGATCTTCTTTGAGGCGCACAAGTTGCGATTTCATGCGTTCTGGATTGAGCGATTTCAACTGATTCCGCTCGTTTGCCAGCATGGCATTATCGGTAAGCGCCAGCTTGTACTTGGCCGTGATGCTGTCACGTTCAGCAGTCGCTTCAGCGGCACTCAGTTCGGCGGTTTCGATGCGTTCCTGAATCTGCTTCAGCGCCAACTCTTTGGTGGTCAAAGCACTGTCTGCAGTCTCCAGCCGATCAAGCAGGGCGTTGTATTCGTCAGTCTCCTGGTTGATTTGCTCAATACACAGGGCCTGTGCTTGATTCAGCAGAACTGTGGCGCTCTCTACAGAACGCTGCGCCATGCCGGTGGTTTGGGATGTCGCCAGATCAAGCTGCGCCCGAACAGGACGCAGGGATGATTCCAACACGTCGGCGACGGTTGCTGTGGTTGTCATAAAAGATTTCCTGAAGAGAATTAATAGCGAAGCGTGAATGGCCGTACGAGGTTATTAGCTACGGCATTCAGTAATTTTTGGGCTGTGGGCTTGGTTAGCTTAATTTCGGCACTGGCTAAATCTACCAGCAGCAGTTCCAGGAGTCGGCTAAGATCTGGTTGTGATGCTGTGGTGGGGATTTGTGCTGTCTCTGCCAAATGCTCTGGATGAGAAGCAGTTAGAGCCTGTGATGACGCCTGCATTGTTGCTGCAGATGCTGGGCTATGTTGCGCTTGCGCTGCTAACCGGCTTTCATCTATTTTTTTCTGATTGCCAATACGCTGCTCGATCAATAACTGCAGGTGCTCCCAGTCATTGCCAATAATCTGGTTTAGATCCGCAAACAGATTTTTGTATTCCGGTGGAACCGTATCGAACAGTTTAAGGTTTTGCTGATACTGAGCCGCCAACTGGTTGGCTTCGATTTTTGCGCGTGCCAGCTCATCATTAGCAGCGCTGTGCAGCGATGTCAGCGTCTTTTTGCCTTTAATGGCACTGACAAAATCCACTGGGATAGTAGGCAGCCGGACAACACTCAACGTTGCGTTCAGTTCATCAATGTGTGCTGCCAAGCTATTTCGCGCCTTTGTGATGATATCGGCTCGGATCTCGTCTTTGCGCGATTTAACCAGACGAGTGAGCTCAAGCCTTTTACCGCGCATTTCTTCGCGCAACGTGTCGATGGTACGGAACAGCCGGTCAATCTGTTCAGTCTGGGATAGCGCCTGCTGCTTGATCAAATCCAGTTCCTTTTCCGCTTTTTCGCAGAATTTGACTGTTTCCTCCGCGTCGGCGAAGTCTTGATCGGTGGTCAGGTTGGTGTTGATAGAGCGGATAAAGGCCAGTGCCTGACCTTCATACACGGCAAGATTCGATTGCTTTACTGTTCCTTCAATCTCAACCAGCAACGCCGGGAGGCGCATAATGGTTTTCCCTGTGGGGAGTTCGTTAATCACAGGGGCCGAGTAGTTTTTTAGGTCAGCCTCGAACTGATCCCAACCGGCAATCAGTGCACTGGCCCGGCCCTCCACTGGTTTGTACTCCATCCAGGCGAAATTCTCTTCTGTGCCGTCGGATACCACAAAAATAGCGCGGCTGGCGCCGCTGACCAGCAACTGCTGTTCCAATTGCCAGTAATATTCCGGGGGCAGCTCGTGATTACGAACATGCTCGGCCAGCGAAGCATTCCACATCTTGTGCTCAAACAGTGTGTCTTCGGTCATTGTGATGCCGTCGAACGAAGCCAGCAAGCGGCCATCATCAGAAATAGCCGTGGCGGGAAACAGTTCATCATCAATCATGTTTTCAACGATAGCGCGTGCTGCAGCCTCATATTCATGGCCTTTATCAAACAGATGGGTTTGCACCCAATCGCTTACCTCGCGCTCGGTGCCGGTGGCCTTCATGCTCAGCAACTCATCGCGGCGCATTTTGCTGGAGGCGGCCATCATGACGGGGGCCTCGCTGGCGGTAAAATGTTTGGCACGCAGTGCGTGCCAGGTGTCGGTTCCCTGTTGGACGTTAACGATTTGCATTGATAGGCTCCAGGTCGATGATTGCGGCAACTTGTTCTTCGGATAGGGTGTATTTGCTGCTGGCGGTGGCAATGATCTGCTGTGCCGTCTTTTTTCCGCTATCCATCAGTTCCTGCCAGGCGGGCAGGTTTGCGTTGAAGCGTTCTTGCGGGTAATAAGCAATGGCTATTGGCGCGGCAACTTCTGTTGTTTTCGGCGTCACATCCTTGGCATTGTTGAAGTCCAGGTCTTTACCTTCCATTTCCTCCGCCGTGGGCTGCTGCCCGATTTCAGGCCATGCCTTGCGCAGTGCCTGCGCTTCTGCGCACTTGGCCAGTTGCGCATACGGTCGGCGTTTCCACATGGCATTCGGTGCTTTGGTGTCCTTACTGCTGGTAGCGTAATTTTCCAGCCAGTATTCGCGTGCGCTGAATTCAACGATATGCCCGTCAGGCATCAGCTTATAAACGGTGTACTTGCACCAGGCCGGGAAGGTGATTTCAACGTTATCCAGTGTCTGCGTGGTATCCGGTCCAAACTCTGGTTCTTTAGCACCGGCATAGCTGCCAGAGCGATCAGCCTGGATGCGGTAAAGGCCAATCCCTGGCATGACGACATCACGCCATTCGTTTCTGCCTGACTGAGCGTCTTTCACACTCATGGGAACCAAGTGAACAGGCTTCATGAGCGGATCGAGATTGCGTGCGCGGCAGTAATTCACTGCCATGATCACGGAATCGTCTTTGGCACCTGGGTAAATGCTGTTTTTCAACGCGTTCCAGGTAGGCTCATCGATACCAAGATTTACCACCGACAGCGGAAGCGCCGACGTGGTGATAGTGTTGCTGGTGGTCATGGTCAGTCCTTAATTACAGAATCAGTGACAAGGCAGAAAACGCGGCAAGTACGATGATCAATGGGAACATCACACCGTTCTTTTGCTGCGGGTGGTGGTGAATATTGTGGCTACCGATACCGTGCTGATATTGGATGTGTTTAACGGAGCGGGTGGTCATGGTATCCTCCTTGTGATCGGATTGGTCTCCGATCAACTGCTGATGATCCTTGTGGTCATTGGTCAGTCCTCAAAGGTTGTGCGGTTTGGTCACTGCACAACCGGGATAGCCCCGGCTGACGCCGGGGCTTTTCTCTTTTCAGGCGGCAATACTCAACCCCGACAATTCCATTGCCCGTTCGATCATGGCTACGCGGCGGAATATCTCTTCCTGTACATCGAGTAGATAGTTTTCTGTCTGAGGCAGATCGACTAGCGTGCCGATAGGGCGATCATCGGTGCCGGCAATGTGGCAGCGATTTTTCAGCAACGCCTTCATGTCACCGATAAGCCGTGCGTTGCGGTGCATATTGGTGATGCGTTCGGTCAGGATTTGCTGTTCTTCCGGGCTTTGCTCCAGCCTGCTCTCGTATTCCTCCAGTATTTCTTCAATCATGCGTTGATGGTTGTAATCGTTCATCAGTGCCTCCTTGTAAGTGGCCTTACTCATGCGCCCGCCGGAGCGGACGCAGGGGGAAAAGCCGCTTATTTCTTGTCTTCATTGATACGCTGATAGGGGAAGCGATCAGAGTGGGGCTTGATGTGCTTAAAGAAGTGGGAGCCAACAGAATCCGCATCTTTGAATGCGGTGAAGTCATCGGCACTCACATTGCTGTAGTGATACAGGCTGCCTGGCACGTTGTTGCGCCCATTAAAACGAATGGCCAACGTGTTGGTTACCGGGTCGTGGCCGATGCTGTGGATCTGTGATGATTTAACGGGGGTCATGTTAATGGTCATTGGTGAGTCCTCTTAGTTTTCGTACATAGTTCATGCAGTAGGTCGGACTGCATGTTTTCCATTCGTTTTTGTGTTGCATACGCTTGCTGGGTGGGTAGTACGCAACTGTTCCTTGCGGTGTGCGGAATATCAACGTGTTATTCCCTTCCTCCAGCTCTATGCCGTTTCGGATAAAAAACGCCTTAATGCGTTCGTATGTGCCATCACGGGCTTTACGGCGGTTTTCTTTTAGAAATGGGTTTAGATCCCTAAAATGGTCGCCGACATCACCCATCTGCTTTACCCTTGAATTTGGTGCCGCAGAATGGGCAAAAATTGATGGCGATTCTTGTGTCACCATTAGTGCAACGTTGTTCGAGATCGCCATTTTTCTTACGCTTGCGGTAGCGGAAGCGGTAAGAAAGCATGACATTGCAGTAATCACCCTTTTCGAGGACGATTACCCTGTTATCGAAGTCAGATTCATCTACTTCGGCACAGTTGCTTGCTGCCGCATCGCGCAATTTTTTATCCATTGCCTTCTTGGTTTCTTGAAAACACTTACAGGCCATTGTCAGATCCCCGATTTGTTCAGTTTTTCCGTTAACTCCGCGATACATTCCTGCGCTGCGCGCTTATACGCTTTTGCTGCATCACAGGAATATTTCGCATCGACGCGACTCTCAAACACATCGATCGGACCCAAAAAACAACCTGCAGCGATCTGGAAATTGTTTTTCGTCCAAACGGCAAAAATTGTTCTGTCGTGGTAGCCGCACCGCTGGCGGTAGGCGATGTTGTTGATATGTTCAGGGTCCAAATAAAGCGACTGGCACGAGAAGTTGTCCGGCAGCGCCGTCAGCCCGGTACAGCCGGTGAGGCGCAGCCCTCCGCCAACCTGCAGGCCATCCGGCAGCGCCGTCAGCCCGGTACAGCCGGTGAGGCGCAGCCC